CACCCGTAGTGTGCCGCCCGCCATCCACGGCGCCATCACCACCACCGGAGTCCTAAACCGCGCCACCCGCGAAGCAGGCCCCGGCGGCTACTGGCCTATTGGCCCGAAGGGATGGAAGGAGGCGGCGTGATGGCCATGCAGGTGCAAGAACAGAAGGCCCCAGGCGGCTGGGCAGAACTGGCGGTGTTCCACAATGGGGAACTGGTGGGGGTGATCACTCATCCCCACACCGGGGCGCCCTGGTTCTACCACCCTATGCAGTTTAGGCCGACCGTGCGCTTCCGCACCCGGAAGGCGGCACTGCAAGCGGTTATGGCCGATCTTGGCGTGGAAACATGGACAAGGCGAAAGTAGGTTTTTGGAGCCGCATTGCCGTTTTAGTAAACCCCTGGCAAAGTCCAGGGGTTTTTCATTATATATGCGTCAGGAGACTTGACATGACACAGGATGAACCGAAGCGGCGTGGCCGACCGAAGAAGGTACGGGCGCTGGCCCATCAGGCCCTAGTCGCCGCCGTAGAGGCGAGGGAAGCGCAGGAGCCGAAGAAGGACGTTCCGAAGAATGTCGGCGGTCGCCCCACGATCTATACGCCCGAGATCGCCCAACAGGTGTTCGAGATCATGGCGAAGGGCTACAGCTTGGATGGCGCGGCGGGCCTGATCGGCATGAGCCACGACAACATGTACCGCTGGCAGCGCGAGCATCCCGAGTTTGCCGAAGCGGTAAGGAACGGCCGCATCGCCGGGACCGCTTGGTGGGAACGTCGGGTGCTGGAAATCGCTGATGGTGCGCCCGGCAACATCACCGCCGCCCTGTTCGGCCTGAAGAACCGTTCCAGGGCCGCTAGCGGTTGGCATGACATCAGCAAGACCGAAGTGACCGGCGCTGACGGTGGGGCTATCCAGACCGAAGTGAAGGCTACCATCGATGCCAAGAGCCTGGACCCTGAAGCTAGGGCGGCATTGCGCGCGGCGCTGAAGGCAGTTAAAACAAAGGGAGATTGATTGATTAAACAAGGAAATTAACATGATTCATTACCATGGAACGCCTATTACGCCTAAAACAGCTTTGTATGAGTTAGCTGGTCGTCACTTTTGCGTATCTCACGCCCGCCCAGATCAAGTGCGCCAGTGTCATCTGATCGGGCAGTCGGTCATGCTAGACAACGGCGCCTTTTCAGCCTGGAAGCGCGGATATAAACCGGACTGGTCGGCTTATTACGACTGGTGCGACGAGTGGCTACATTATGCAACGACTTGGGCAGTCATCCCTGACGAGATAGACGCTGGTTGGCAATCGCAAGATGCCCTTATAAGGCAATGGCCGCACGGCCATCGTGGCGCGCCCGTCTATCATATGGACGAAGCAATTGCCCGTTTGCATGGACTGATTGATAGCGGGTGGCCGCGTGTTTGTATTGGATCAACGGCGGAATTTGCCGTTGTCATGTCTGATAACTGGTGCCGCCGCATGGACGAAATCTGGAACAGTTTAATGCGCGCTTATGGCCGCGCGCCGCATTTGCACATGCTGCGCGGCATGCAGTTAAGTGGCGGAGTATATCCGTTCGCGTCGGTGGACAGCACCGACATAGCCCAAAACCATCACCTTCCGCACAAGTCGCCACGGTCTATGGCCGATAGGTGGGACGCTATGCAATGCGCCGCGCGGTGGCATTTGCGCGCGGAACAGGAGGAATTGCTGTGAAGCGCGCTATTTTGGCTGCTGGCTTTTTGGCCTGCATCCCCGCCGCTAATTGGCTGATTAGCAATGTCGGAACCACTTGTGTGCCGAATGGACCCTGCCTTATTCCGGTTGCTCCTGGGCTGATGGCGCCATCTGGTGTGCTGCTGATCGGGCTTGCCTTAGCCCTGCGCGATGCCTTGCAGGAAGCGGCGGGACGCTATGTGGTGCTGGGTTGCATCATTGTTGGCGCCGCTTTGTCTCTGGCCCTTTCATCGCCCGCCTTGGCGATGGCATCAGCAGTTGCTTTCCTGCTTTCCGAGCTTGCCGATTGGGCAGTTTACGACCGCCTGCGGCAGCGTGGCATGGCTATGGCTGTGGTAGCATCCGGCGCTGTGGGTGCGGTAGCTGATAGCTTGCTGTTTTCTTGGCTTGCCTTTGGTGCAGTGAAATGGGCGCCGGGTCTTGTCTTGGCGAAAATATATGCAAGCGTGATTTTGGCCGCGTTTTGGTTTTTTAAAAGGTCGGCGCATGAACCAGTTAATCAGGATTGATGGCGTCACCGTTGACCCAACTGAGGCGCTGCTTGAACTAGACCGCGCTGACTGCGAAGACAGCCTTGCGGCCTTCGTGCGCCTCTCCTGGCACATCGTCGAACCAGGGCAGCCCTACGTCCATGGCTGGCACATCGATGCCCTCTGCGCCCATCTGGAAGCCATCACGCATGGCGAGGAAATCGACGGCGCCAAGCTGAACCGGCTGCTGATCAATATCCCGCCCGGCACCATGAAGTCACTGCTGGTCGGCGTGTTCTGGCCAGCGTGGGAGTGGGGGCCGCAGAACATGCCGCACCTACGCTACCTCTGCGCCTCGCACTCCCAGAACCTCGCCATCCGCGACAACATCCGCATGCGCCGACTGGTCGCATCTGAGTGGTATCAGGAACGCTGGCCACACGTTAAGCTGGCGAAGGATCAGAACGCCAAGCTGAAGTTCGAAAACACCGCGCTAGGATTCCGCGAAGCTGTGGCCGCAGGCACCATCACGGGTTCGCGCGGCGACCGGGTGATCATCGATGACCCGCATAGCGTCGAAAGCGCATCGTCCGAACAGCAGCGCGCATCCACAGCCGAATGGTTCCTTGAAGCCGTTCCAACCCGCCTGAATAGCCCCATCAATAGCGTCATTGTCGTCATCATGCAGAGGCTGCACGAAGAAGACGTAAGCGGCCTGATTTTGGATAAGAACCTGCCGTACACGCATCTCATGCTGCCTATGGAGTTCGAGCCTGACCGCGCCTGCGCCACATCGGTTTACTGGTGGCCAGAGTGGGAGGACGATCCCATCCCCTTCGCTGATCCGCGCGAAGAAGATGGTGAGCTTCTATTCCCTGAACGGTTCCCGTCCGAAGTGGTGGAACGCGACAAAGCCGTCATGGGTCCATACGCTGTGGCGGGGCAGCTTCAGCAGCGGCCAGAACCGCGTGGCGGCGGCATCATCAAGCGCGAGTGGTGGCAGCTATGGGAGCATGATGCTTACCCGGCCATGGACTTCATCGTCGCCAGCCTGGACACCGCCTACACCACCAAGGCCGAAGGCGATTACAGTGCGCTGACCATTTGGGGTGTCTTCAGCGGCGACGTGATGGCGCGATCCGTCAAGAGCGAAGATGGCACTGAGCGCGCTTACAGCCAGCAGCACCCGCGCGTTATGCTGATGACCGCATGGGCCGAACGCCTAGAACTGCACGAACTGGTGCAGAAGGTGGCGCAGACCTGCCGCCAGATGAAGGTTGACCGGCTGATCATCGAAAACAAGGCCGCAGGCCATAGCGTGGCGCAGGAAATCCGCCGCCTGTTTGGCCACGAAGACTGGGCCGTCCTGCTGGTGGACCCCAAGAGCCAAGACAAGCTGGCCCGCTTGTACAGCGTCCAGCACCTATTTGCGGAAAGCATGATATTCGCGCCTGACCGTGCCTGGGCCGATAAAGTCATCACCCAAGTAGGCGCCTTCCCGCGCGGCAAGCATGACGACTTGGTGGACACCGTATCGCAGGCGCTGCGCCACATGCGTGAACTGGGTATGCTGACACGCGGCGAGGAATGGACCGCGCAGATGCAGGACAGCATGCGCTTCCAGGGCCGTGATCCTGCGCCGCTGTACGGGAAGCCTTGACGCCCGGAGGGTCGGGCGCATATTGTCCTCGCGTGTCTAGGGTGGCTCCTTTACACGCATGACGTTTTCCTTCCTATGGGTGTACAACCTTGACTGCCGCTAGAAATGGCGGCAGTCTTTTTTTTGTGCAGGCAGTTTTACCCGTGGAGAGGTTTGTACCTCTTACGCTGCCGCATACGAGCGGCCAGTACGAATGGTCGTCCATCCTAACAACGGGGCTGATGCTTCAACTCCCCTGCATCAGCCCCACTGTGGAACGGTGGCCGAGTGGCTTAAGGCTGCGGTCTTGAAAACCGCCGGTTCGAAAGTTCCCGTGGGTTCGAATCCCACCCGTTCCTGTTGCCCTGTCGTCTAATGGTAGGACATCAGATTTTGATTCTGAGTACGCTGGTTCGAGTCCAGCCGGGGCATCCAGCGCCGGGCTAGCACAGTTGGTAGTTGCGCCTGATTTGTAATCAGGATGTCGGGGGTTCGAGTCCCTCGCCCGGCATTTTCTCTCCCCTTTATTGGTTGTTGTATGATAAGGCCCTGCTGGTTACTTTGCCGGAAAGCAAGGACGCTTAATTATGCCGCTCGTTCCTGGCCTTAGCGCCAATATTCGCGAAGAAGCACCTGAAGCCGCGCCGCTGCCGGAAGCCGCTGATATTGAAATCATTGAGGCCGAAGACGGCGAAGACGCCCATGAAATGGATGAAAGCGGAAATATTCTTCGCATCGACCATCCCGATGGCAGCATCACTGTAAGCCTGAATGGCCAGCCCGTTGCCGAAGCCGAGGGCGAAAACCCGCCGGGCTGGTTCGATAATCTGGTGGATAAAATTGAAGATATGGAGCTTGCCCGCATCAGCGACGATCTGATGCGCGGCATTTCTGACGACCTGCAAAGCCGCCAGGACTGGGTGGAAGACCGGGCGACCGGCCTGCGCCTGCTGGGCCTGAAGATTGAAATCCCTGGCCTTCAAGGGGCCGCTGATGGCGCCCCGGTGGAAGGCATGTCGCGGGTGCGGCATCCGCTGCTGCTTGAAGCGGTCCTCCGCTTCCAGGCCAATGCCCGCAGCGAACTGCTACCGACTGACGGCCCGGTCAAGGTCCGCAACGACAGCAACAACGCCACGCTGGAACAGGACCGGCTGGCCAATGCCCTGGAAAACGACCTGAACCACTACCTGACGGCGGTGGCGACGGAATACTATCCTGACACCGACCGCATGCTGCTGATGCTTGGCTTCGGCGGCACAGCGTTTAAGAAGGTCTATTTCTGCCCCCTCCGCAACCGGCCGGTCAGCGAAACCGTGGACGCGGAAGACCTGATCGTTAACAACGCCGCCACCGACCTTAGCAACGCCAAGCGCATTACGCATCGCGTGTACATGCGCCCCAGCGTGGTGAAGCGGCTGCAAATCCTGGGCGTGTATAAGGACGAAGACCTGTCCACGCCGAACATGGCCGATCTGGACAGTGTGCAGCTTGAAAAGCGCAGCCAGGAAGGTATTGCGGTTTCCGTCACCAACCCGGATGACCGCGACCGCGAAATCTTCGAGTGCTATTGCGAACTGGATGTGAAGGGCTTCGAACATAAGTGGAAGGGCAAGGTCACGGGGCTGGAAATCCCCTACCGCGTCACCATCGATGCCAGCACGAAGAAGATTCTGTCCATCGTTCGTAACTATGACGAGGAAGACGACGAACTGCCGGAAGCCCGCCAGAACTTCGTGAAGTACACGTTTGTTCCCGGCTTTGGCTTTTATGATATCGGTCTGCTGCACATCCTGGGCAACACGACAAACGCCATCACGGCGGCGTGGCGTGAACTGCTGGATGCTGGCATGTACGCCAACTTCCCCGGCTTTCTGCTGGCGGAAACGGGCGCTCGCCAGAATACCAACATCTTCCGCGTTCCGCCGGGCGGTGGCGCCCTAGTGAAGACCGGCGGAACGCGGAAGATGTTGGTATTC